GAATTGGCGAAATGAATTTTTACCTAGTGTTAAGAAAGCTGTAAAAGTGGGAGACAATTATGTGCACCCTCTTTTCACTGGAGCACAGAAGTATGAGCGCCAGGCGCAAAGAGTAGTGCCTATTAGGTATTCTATTAATGCTTTTGAACATTATAAAAAACGTTTACCTGCGGATAGGGAGGCTAGAACCCTGACTGATTATGAAGCGATTAATGGTTACGGAACTATAGGACACTTAGTCATGACTACAGGAGCTGGTTATTTGGGTAATTGGTTTTCGAAGGGGAAAACTGAAATTTTTCAACCAATAGAACAGCGAGTGCGAGATGATGGAAGTGTTATGACTTTAGAGTATGAGTGGTCGGAGAAAGCTAAAACTTTTAAGATTCCAATTTGGGATAAAACTATCGTGGAATTGTATGATTTGTGTGAAAAAGAAATTCAACAAGGGCGACAAATGCCTACTTTCTGGGTTTCAACTCTTAAGGACGAATTAGTTTCGTTGGAGAAAGCTAGGATAGCCAAGACGCGTGTGTTTGAGCAACCTTGTGTTATTTATTCACTCTTGTGCAGAAAGTACTTCGGGTATTTTGCGGAATATTTTAAAAGACATGCAGGTTTTCGATTGCATCATGGGATTGGGAAAGATAAGAATGTAGTTTGGGGTAGATACTTAGAGATTTTGAGGCAGAAAGGGGGTTATGGCTTCGATGTTGATTATAAGAATTATGATGGTACAGTGCAACCTGCAGCTTTTGAGTTTTTCTTAATGGTCACTGACCATTTTTACGGGTTAGTAGATCGAACTGCACGTCATGCGTTGATTAGTAATTTACAATGTAGTTTGCATTTGGTAGGGATGACTCTAGCTGAATCGTCCCAAGGAAATAAAAGTGGTAATCCTTTAACGGACTTATTTAATTCAATAACTAATACGTGGTTAGTTTATGTAATATATCAAATGACACGTGAAGCAAATGGGTTGAGTACTGATATGGTGAATCAGCCTCAAGATTTTGATTTCCTAACTTATGGAGATGACGTGATTATAGCCGCAACTGAGGAGTGTTTAACTTATTTTAATAGAGTTACTTTTGCTGAAATTGCTAAAGTGTTAGGTATGACAGTTACGGCTGCCAACAAAAGTGCTATTATAGAGCCGTATGAGAGTATTTATGAATTAACCTTTCTGAAAAGTCCTTTTGTACCTAGGGCTGGTTATGTTGCAGCTCCTTTACCTAAAAAGATAATTTACAGAGAACTAATGTGGGAAACTAAGGCTTGTGTTGGTGATCAAACAATCTTTCATGAACGTATTAAGAATGCACTGGAGTTCATGGCGCATCACGGGAATGAGGAGTATCAAAATTTGCGTGTTGAGTTGGCTCAACTAGGAGTTCAAGTGGAAGATCGTTTTGTAGAGTGGGAAAATGAAATGCGAGAAAAACAACTTTATCCTGAAGTAGAAGATGGGATTGGTAGAATGTATGTTAGCGCAGATGATTTGTTTTTAGATCTAGTGGCTGACGAGGCTGATCTGGAAATAGAGTGGGATTCAGATGAGTGGTTATACATGAATGAAGAGTAGGTTCTATCTTAGGTAGGTAGGACCCAGGGTCTGTGTGACAAGCAGTTAACCCTTAATATTGGTGGAATTAGTCTCCCACAAACTCTCGCGAGTATAAAGTGATTTTACTGTATTATTAAGCAGTAGAAAATGTAGTGTGGCGCGCAGCGACCTAGATGCTTGGAATGG